CTACCTCGGTTCAACCACATCCAGCGCCCGATTCGCCAGCAACTGGCTCAGCTCGATCATCTGTTGAACCCCCAGCAAGATATTCCGTCGCGAGCCCTTCAGGTCGAATGCCAGGTCGCTGACCATGGCGTTGGCCGAGGCCAGGGTTTCGCTGAGGTTGGCGAGCAGGCATTCGGCGTCGATGTTGGGGGCGATGATGAAAAGGGTGTCGGGTGTGTCGCAGGTTTCTTTGTCGGCTTTCGGCTTGAGGTAATAGTCCAGGGCGCGGGTGGCCGCGTCGTCGAGTTTCTTGGCGTTGGCCGATTGGCTGCGGGAGACGTGATCGTCTGGGGGATTTGGAGTGTTCTTCGGCATTCTATGGATCCTTGAAGTTGAGCCACCACTCACTCGCGACTAAACGAGGGGCGGCAGCTGTACGCAGGTTAGTCGACCGGGGATCCAAGAAACCGGCGCGCCCGAGGGCGCCCTGCGCACAGCTACCATCAAGTGCAGGAATAGAAGTACCTGACTGAATGGAGCAATGAGCGCCTTGGAATACCGAGCGACTAAACCCGATCACTGATGGGCAGTGACAGGATCAAAAGTACCGAGGGGCCCCAAGGCGCACAAGCCGGCGGATTCTGGCGTAGTTGTAGGCAGAGGCGCAAGGCAACGTAGCCTTGTGTTGCGCAGTTGAAGGACGCGATTGGAGTCTTTTCTTAGGGGCCTGTAGGGCAAATCCCGGGCGGGAGAGTTTGGCTTTTGTAGGAGCTGGCGAAGCCTGCGATCTTTTGATCTTTCGCTTGAGATTCAAGTGTCTGGGGAAAGATCGCAGCCTCGTTGCACTCGACAGCTCCTACACATTGCATATTTATGCAAAACAGCATTTGTCTTCTGCGAAAAGAACAAGCACTATGCGCGTTATGCAAAAACGCAACGTTTCTACCGTATTAAGAGCATTGCTCGATCAGCACGGGATCTCCCCCACGGAGCTTCACCGGCGTACCGGCGTGCCTCAGTCCACCCTCTCGCGGATCCTCAGCGGCAAGATCGTCGATCCTTCGGATAAACACATCTCGAAGATCGCCGAATACTTCGCTGTGAGCACCGACCAGTTGCGCGGGCGCGCGGACGTTGTGCCTGTCGGCAATGCCCGCCGCGATGAGCCGCACTCCGAACTCAAGGACATAAGCCTGTGGGACGACGAAACACCGGTCGAAGAAGACGAAGTGTCGGTCCCTTTTCTGCGCGAGGTTGAATTGGCTGCTGGATCAGGAAGATTCGTCATCGAGGAAAGCGAGCGCTCAAGCCTGCGCTTTGGCAAGCGCAGCCTGCGCCATAATGGCGTGCAGTTCGACCAGGCCAAGTGCGTGACGGTGCGCGGCAACAGCATGTTGCCAGTGCTGCGCGACGGCGCCACGGTTGGGGTGAACGCAGGCAAGTGTGGGATCGGCGACATTGTCGACGGCGACCTCTACGCCATCAATCACAACGGCCAACTGCGGGTGAAGCAGCTTTACCGCTTGCCCACCGGCATTCGCCTGCGCAGCTTCAACCGCGATGAGCACCCGGACGAGGACTACACCTTCCAGGAAATGCAGGACGAGCAAATCGTCATCCTCGGTCACGTCTTCTGGTGGGGCATGTACGCCCGTTAACCCCTCCGCTGTCAGATAAAACCCGCCGCCGTGCGGGTTTTTTTCGCCTCCTGAAAAGCCGCAACCCCCATGTTCCCAAGGGTTTCATGCATTTGCGCACTGGTAACGCATAAATAAATGCATTTACGCATTGACTGTATATGCATCCATGCATATTCTGTGTCCAAGCCGCTCGACAAAGCGGCTGGCAACGAAGCTCTTTAGTTCCACCAACAGGCAGCGATGAACCGGCCTTAACGGTTCAGAGGGTTGGCAACTGACCCGGGTGTGCAGCGTAAAGCACCAGAAGCAGTTATCCGGCGGGCAGGGGCCGCGGTCGGAAGAACAATTTGAATGGATCCGTACCGCGCCAGTCGCGCCGAAAGATCAAGCGCATTACTGAAAAGCCTGGGCAACCGGGCTTTTTGGAATGCCTGTGCCGCGAGGCACTTCAAACCGCCGCCAATGGGAGGGCTTTCGATGCTGAAGGATTTCAGATGCGGTCACTGCAAAAGACTTCTGGCCCGCATGGGCGAGAACACCGAACTCCAGATCAAGTGCTCCCGATGCGGAGCGTTGAATCATGTGAAGGCCGTTGAGCCTCGAGTGATCGCCAGAGAGCGAGATGAGCGCTGTTGATCAACCGCGCGATCAATCAATAACTCAAGAGGTGAATCATGAATCGTTTCAAGAAATACGTCGCCCCACTGTTGCTGTCCATTGCGCTGCTCGGCGTTGGGAGCAAGGCTAGCGCCGCCAACCTTCTGCTCAACGGTAGCTTCGAACAGCCAGGCTGCAGCGGCAGTTGCATCCTCGATACTCCGGCGAAAGCCAACTTCATCACCGGTTGGACGACGTTTTTGTCCGGTGCCGAGTACTTCAATATGCCCGCCTCGATCGGGGGGTCCGTGGCTGCGGATGGCGTTGTGATTGTCGACCTGGCCAATTATGTCTATGGCAACGGCGGTGGTATCCAGCAGAACTTCGCCACCGCGGTCGGCGCCAAGTACCGTTTGACCTTCAGCGCGGGTAATTCGCGCTACGCCAGCCGCTCCGGCGACGGCACCATCCAAGTCAAGGTGGCGGGGCAGAGTGTCACCTTCAACACGCCGTCGGCGAAAGGTACCGCGGTGGAGTGGAGCACCATCACGTATGACTTCACGGCCACTTCGGCTCAAACGACTTTGGCGTTCTCCAATGAGCAGAACCCTTACGCCAACTTCGCCTTCATCGACAACGTCATCGTGGAGCCACTGTAAAACATCGTTTGCCCTGCGAAGCCCCGCCGCCCCCAAGCAATCATCCATCACCCCAGGAAACGAGACATGACAAACGAGCAACAAGCGTTGCTGGACATGCCGATCTGGCTGGTCATCGTGCTCGCCCTGGTGGGCGGGGTGTCCGGCGAGATGTGGCGCGCAGACAAGGAGGGCGCCCGTGGCTGGTCGTTATTGCGGCGCCTGGCCTTGCGCTCCGGTGCCTGCGTGGTCTGCGGCGTATCGGCAACCATGCTTTTGTACGCCCTCGGCATGTCGATCTGGAGCGCTTGCGCCCTGGGTTGCCTGACCGCCATGGCTGGCGCCGATGTGGCGATCGGTCTTTACGAGCGCTGGGTCGCCAAGCGGCTCGGCGTATGCGAAGTGCCGCCGCGGGACGTTCCTCCCGACCAGCAGTGAAGCGATACCGCGGACCTGCGTGTGTTTTTGCAGATGCTTAAAGATTGCATATGGAAAGTGCAACAGACTACTGGTCCGAGTGGGCGAGTATGCCCAGCTCCAGATCAAATGTTCCCGGTGCGGGACGTTGAATCATGTGAAGGCCGCGAGCCTCAAGCCATCGCCTTTGAGCGACATGAAAGCGGAATTCTCCGCGACTAATCATTCGACTCAAAGGAACTAATATGGAATTCGAGCTTCCAGCTACTTATGTATATCCCGACGAATACGGTACTTCACGCAGTACCGGTTTCACCGTTCCCTCACCTGGTGCAATCGTCAATCGCATGGTTCAGGAGCGAAGTGCCGCGTACGCTCGAGGTGATTGGGCTCCCATGCTGGAGCGTCATCTGCATGCGATGCATAGCAACAAGCCTGCTTATGGTCTGGATGGCTTTATCATGGGTGATTTGAAAGTTGCCCATGGGGCAGATCTCTTATTGCTAAAGAACCCTAAACTCAGCACAGCTGATGCTTGGAATCAGGGTATTAAAGAAGGTTCTAAGATCCAGAACAATGCCCAGTTAGCGGTTCCGACCGAGTTTTCAGGTGGGACGTTTACACCTTTCAAAGCTATTCAGCATTGGCTGCTGGGCAATGGTAACACTGCGAGTGTGCAAATCAGTCGTATTGGTATTAACCCGACTCCGGAGAAAATTCCAGATTTGATGGCCATCATCAATACTGCCCGTATTGGGGAAACGACTGTCAATTTCAATACGTCTTACTACACGGGCCAAGATTCGGTTATTCCCCGTATTTATCTCGGAACCATTACCCTGAACATCACGGGTAAAATCACCCGGAATACCTCAGGAACAGTTTCGTTTTCCGGAGTGGTAAAGGCGTTTTCTGATCGGTACGACGCGAATGCTAGCAGCCATCGTACCGGATTTGATGAGGCAGCTACGACAGCGCTTCGTGAGGTAGGTCGGGTTGCCAATGCGAAGGACTATGCGATTCAAATCAATGGGGAGCTCCCTATTAGCTACGCCCGATAGGTGAGCAGTCGGCAGGCCGAGCTTTTCGAGCCTGCCGATGTAAATCGATTGGTCTTGACTGGTTGAGAATGGTTCTTATTTTGTGTTAAGGTTTTTGCAATAATATCGCTAGGATGATGGGGTTTATGAAGCATAGAGGGATGAAGCTTGGCGCAGCGGCGATCGTATTTGCTCTAATGGCGTGTGTGTTTTTGTTATTCGCAATAGACGGTGTCCCAGAAAATCCTGGTAACCCAAGTGATACATCTGGCCTACCACCCGTGGCTATGTATGTCGTTATACTTTTCTCATTGGTAGGGGTTTCGTCATTCCTAAGCTGTTTGGGAGGGGTGGGGCTGATTGTAATGAGGTATAAGGCATACAAGCTTCGTTTGTTTATTTATGCTTTGGCGAATCTTGTTTTTATGCTTACCGCTATTCTTGGGGTGCTTGTATCCGGCGCTTATACTTACGACACTTTTTTAGGTATTTTGGGATTGATTTTCTACGCATTGACGTTGGTTTTGTTGGTGCTTGCCGCTCCCAAGAAGCAGGAATCGATTATCAGGCTGTAGCTCCTCAGACATCATGCGCATGACTGCGCAGGATGATGCTCGAGAAAGCTGCACCGGTTTGCCGGTTCGAGTCCGGACGGAACCTCGTATATTGGAATCATTTCCGCTCATCCGCACCTATCTCTAGGGCCTCGACATTGATCGGGGCCTTTTAGTTTGTGCGCCAGGCATGGCGCGTTGCGCGTAAGCGCAACCAGCTTGGCTGTTGTGGCCACGCTGGTGACTTGGAGGTGCAAGTCCTCTACACACCCGGCAAGGGGAAGTGTTAGCCAAAGGCAAGAGTGTCACGGGTGACTGCGAATCTGAAGGAAGCCCGAGGCAAAATGCTGGCCTGACGAACAGGAAGCGGATAGAGGCGGCACAGTGGGGTAAGGGGGCAAACTTCATCAAGCCCAATACTTGCACGGAGTGCTGTGACTCAGGGAACTGCTGCGCAGAATGCGGGGCCACAAGATGACTGGTGTCATCGAACGGATAAACCCCGTACTGCGTGGCTGGGCAGGTTACTTCAGGAGAAGCCAGAGCAAGCGACCACTTGAAAAGATTGATGGTTGGGTGCGTCGCAAGCTGCGTTGTGCCATCTAGCGTAAATGGAAACGACTCTCAACAAGGGCGCGTAACTGGATACGTCTGGGGGCTTGGCAGACGCCTTGCCTGTACATCGGCGTTCAATGGTCGTGGACCATGGTGGACCATGGTGGAGCTCAGGAGCAGCGCATTTGAATCAGGCGCTACTGAAGAAACTGTGGGATCGGCTTGGGCTGTTCTCAATATTGGATACGATCACTCGGCTTAATCGCATAACTTGAACCGCCGTATACAGGTCCGTACGTACGGTGGTGTGAGAGGACGGCGGCTATGAAGCCGCCTCCTACTCGATTCGAGCAATATTCAGGTCAACGCAGGCCATTTCATGCGCGGTCGCTGGTCGATCGACAAGGTCACCGCCAGTGGCGATCGGGAAAAAAGCTATCGCTGCTTGATCAATGCAACCTGCCTGGATGCCAAGGCCTGACCCCAATCCCCTGTGGGAGCTTGCTCGCGATTGCGCTCTGACATTCAACATTTGCACTGACTGACACGCCGCCATCGCGAGCAAGCTCGCTCCCACAGATTTGTTCAGCGTTGCACGTACCTCTGCGCCCAACCGAGTCCTCCTGTGGGAGCGAGCTTGCTCGCGAAGACGCCAGCACATCCAACATCAATGCTGCCTGACCTACCGCTTTTGCGAGCGAGCCCGCTCCCACAGGGATGACTCGCACCTTCAGATACTGGAGTCCCCCCATGAAGATCACACCGATCCTCACGCAGTTGCGTGAGCAATGTCCGACGCTCGCCCATCGCGTGGCCGCAGGCTTTGACCTCGCCACACTGCAAGCCGAGACCCCGCTGCAGACCCCTTGCGCCTATGTCCTGCCTACCGCCGACATTGCCAGCAAGAACGCAGCTCAGAACGTCACGCTGCAAGCGGTGCGTGATCGCTTCGATGCCGTGCTGGTGCTCGACGCCACTGATGCGACAAAAGCGCTGGATCTGTTGCACGACCTGCGGGCCGAACTGTGGCGCGCACTGGTGGGGTTCAAGCCGGGCGCCGAGTACACCGGCGTCGAGTACGACGGCAGTGAACTGGTTTCCATCAATAGCAGCCGTGTGTTGTACCGGCTGCGCTTTTTCGTCGAGTTCCAGCTGGGCCGCAATCTGGCGAGCCAGCCTGCCGAAAGCTGGCACGAACGTGAACTGGACGGCTTGTCGTCCTTTACCGGGGCCACCGTGCGGGTCGATGCCATCGACCCGGCGGACCCCAACCTGAAACGTCCCGGCCCCGACGGGCGCGTGGAACTGACTTTCTCTGGAGACGTAACCCCATGAGCAAACGCATCACCGTGCTGCCGGCCCCGGGCCGTGCCGTACCGGACCCGGAAGCGGGCGATCTGTTGCCCCTCGAAGGCCGTGAAGTGCCAGACAACGCCTGGTGGCGTCGACGTCTGGCCGATGGCGATATCACTACCAAAGCCGTGAAAGCGGCAAAACCACAGGGAGCCAAATAATGGCGATCGGATTCAGCAATATTCCCGCGGACATTCGTGTGCCGCTGTTCTACGCCGAAATGGACAACTCGGCCGCCAATAGCGCGTCATCGGCCATGCGCCGGTTGATCGTCGCCCAGGTCAACGACAACGTCGCCCCGGCGGAAGTCGGCAAACTGGTGCTGGTGTCCAGCGTCGCGCTGGCCAAGAACATTGGCGGGCAGGGCTCGATGCTCGCCTCGATGTACGAGACCTGGCGCAAGACCGACCCGCTCGGTGAAGTCTGGTGCCTGCCGCTGCACAACGTCGAAGGCGCCATCGCCCAGGGCGTGCTGACCTTCACCGGCGCCGCGACTGAAAGTGGTGTGCTCAACCTGTACGTTGGCGGTGTGCGCGTCCAGGCCGCCATCGTCAACGGCGCCACTGCAGCCCAGGCCGCCTCTGCGCTGGCCTTGAAAATCAACGCGGCCGCCGACTTGCCGGTGACTGCTGCGTCCGCCGAAGGTGTCGTAACCCTGCGCGCCAAATGGACCGGTGACAGCGGCAACGACATCAGCCTGCAATTCAATCGCCTGGGCAAGAGCAATGGCGAAAACACCCCGGCGGGGCTGACCACCGCCATTACTGCGATGACCGGCGGCGCCGGTGTGCCGGACCAGACCGCTGCCGTTGCGGCCCTGGGTGACGAACCGTTCGAGTTCATCGCCATGCCCTGGTCCGATGTGGCGAGCCTCAACACCTGGCAAGCGGTCATGGACGACAACACCGGTCGCTGGTCCTGGGCCAAGCAGTTGTTCGGCCATGTCTACAGCGCCAAGCGCGGCACTATTGGCACCCTGGTTGCTGCCGGTCAGGCACGCAACGACCAGCACATGACCATCCAGGCCCTGGAACTGGGCGTACCGCAACCGTTCTGGGTCCAGGCCGCTGCGTTGGCTGCGCGCACGGCGGTGTTCATCTCCGCCGACGCCAGCCGTCCGACCCAGAGCGGCAGCCTGCCAGGCTTGGACCCGGCACCGGCCAGCGAACGTTTCACCCTGACCGAGCGCCAGTCACTGCTCAACTACGGCATCGCGACCGCGTATTACGAAGGTGGCTACGTGCGCATCCAGCGTTCCATCACCACCTATCAGAAGAACGCCTTCGGCCAGGCTGACAATTCCTACCTGGACAGCGAAACCATGCACCAGTCGGCGTTCATCGTCCGTCGCCTGCAAAGCGTGATCACCAGCAAGTACGGTCGCCACAAACTGGCCGCCGACGGCACCCGTTTCGGCGCCGGCCAGCCCATCGTGACCCCGAGCACGATTCGCGGCGAGCTGATTGCTCAATACGCCAAGCTCGAACTGGAAGGCCATGTGGAAAACGCCGAGCTGTTCGCCGAGCACCTGGTGGTCGAGCGTGACAGTCAGGACCCGAGCCGGGTCAATGTGCTGTTCCCGCCGGATTACATCAACGGCCTGCGGGTGTTCGCGCTGCTCAACCAGTTCCGTCTGCAATACGACGACGCCGCCTGAAGGTCGCGTTCAATCGCATGAATTCAGCCCACTTCGCGTGGGCTTTTTATTGAAGGGAGAAACACCATGGGTCAACTGATTGCGGGCACCTGCTACGTCAAAGTGGACGGCGCTCAACTGACCATCAACGGTGGCTGCGAAGCGCCACTGATGTTCACTAAACGCGAAACCGTCGTACCGGGTTTCTACAAGGAAACCGACATTGCCCCGTCCTTCAAGGTGACGGCGCTGCACACCGCGGACTTCCCGCTCAAGCAACTGGTTGCGGGCACCGACATGACCGTCACCTGCGAATTCAACAACGGCAAGGTCTACGTGCTGGCCGGCGCCTACCTGGTGGAAGAGCCTGTGTCCAAGGGTGACGACGCCACCATCGAGCTGAAATTCGAAGGCATCAAGGGGACCTGGCAATGAGCGATGTTGTGACGCTGCGCGTGGCCATCGAGGCCCACGGCGAGCCTGTGAGCGAACTGACCCTGCGCCGTCCGACGGTGCAGGAAGTCCGGGCGATCAAGGCGCTGCCGTACAAGATCGACAAGAGCGAGGAGGTGAGCCTGGACATGGACGTCGCGGCCAAATACATCGCGGTGTGCGCCGGTATCCCGCCGTCGTCGGTCAACCAGTTGGACCTGGCTGACCTCAATGCCCTGAGCTGGGCCGTCGCGAGTTTTTTCATGAGTGCGGCGTCGCAGCCATCGGCGACCTGATCGCCGCCGCCTATGACCTGGCCTGGTTCTGGAAGGTTGACCCCGAACAGATGATGGCCAGGCCACTGGATGTGCTCCGCGAATCCCTGGAGCACGCGCAACGGATCAATGCGATGCAGCAGGTGCAGTGATGGCAGACACACAGAAGGTAGAGAAAAAGGCGGTGCTGCTCACGGGCATCGATGAGCTGTCACCCAAGCTCGCCGGCCTTCGTGCGAAGGTCGCGAGTTTCAAGCAGAACCTCGACGCCACGGGCCTGGGCAGCCTGGACATTTCCGGTCTGCTGCCCAGCGGCGGCCTGGCCCAACCGTTTATGGACGGGCTCAAGTCGGCGCTGGCCTTCAAGGACGAAGCGGGCGCAGCGAGCGCGGCGGCCAGCGCCGTCCAGGCGCCTGACGCGCCCCGTGTAGCGGCACAGAACCTGGATGGATTGAAGACTTCCATCAGCAACGTGTCGGTGCAGTTCGGCTCGGCCTTGGGGCCTGCGGTCAACGCGGTGGCGGTCAGTTTGCAGCCCATGGTCAGCGGCGTGGCCCAGGTACTGCAGGACAACCCTCAACTGGTACAGGGCCTGGCAAATGGCGTCGTAGCGTTCAACGCGATCCAGATGGCGGTCAGCGGCGCAAGCCAGGCGTTCGAGGTGGTGAACCTGGCCTTGAAGATGAATCCCATCGGCTTGATTGCCATGGGCATCGCCTTGGCGGCAGGAATGATCATCGCCCACTGGACGCCGATTTCGGCGTTCTTCGCCGGGCTCTGGCAGCGGCTTGCGCCCATCGTGCTGCCGATGGTCGAGTTCTTCAAGACGATGTTCGCCTTCACCCCGATGGGGCTGGTGATCAGTAATTGGGGCCCGATCAGCAGCTTTTTAGGCGAGCTCTGGAATGTGATCGTGGCGGCGGCAACGCCGATCATCGGTTTCATGCAGACGCTGTTCGCCTGGTCACCCTTGGGTTTGATTGTTGCCAATTGGACGCCCCTGACCGGGTTGTTCGCGGCGATCTGGGACCTGCTCAAGGCCTTGACCGTGCCGGTAACGGACGCTCTGAAAGGCCTGTTCGACTGGACGCCGTTGGGACTGATCATGGCCAACTGGGGCACGATCGGTGAAGTCTTCGCCGGGATCTGGGAGGGCATCAGCAATCAGGTGTCGACCATGCTGGCGGTGTTCAGCGGCCTGTTCGATTGGTCACCCATTGAGGGCCTCACCAAGCAGTGGGGGCCGGTGGGCGAGTGGTTCAGCCAGTGGTGGAACGAGTTGCAGGAGGTGATCGCGCCGATCAAGGCTTTTTTCAACGGCGGCTTCGGCGAGATGATCACCTCGTTCACCGGCAAGGTCGAAGGCCTGACCGAGGCGCAGCGACAGACCAACGCCGAAGGCAAGGGAGAGCTGGCGCCGGCGTTTTTTGGCGGGGCCAGCGAGCAGCCTCTGGGCCTGTCGTCCAGCCTGGCGCCAGCGTCCGCCAACGGGCCAGCGAAAACCTCGCTGGCGCCGGGTGCGTTGCCGCAAACCTCCAGTGCCCTGGTGCAACAAAGTGCCGCCAACAACCGCACGCAACTCGAAGGCGGCCTGACCGTGCGTTTCGAAAACGCCCCGGCCGGGTTGCGCGCCGATCCGCCCCAGACCAATCAACCGGCCCTGGCGGTGAGTTCGCGCATCGGCTATCGCTCACTTTCCACAGGAGGCTCCAATGAGCTGGCGTGATCGTTTGTTGCCGGCGTCGTTTCGTGGCGTCGGGTTCTGGGTCGATCAGGCGAAAACCCCGGTCGGCCACAAAGGCCAGTTGCATGAATATCCACAGCGCGACCAGCCGTTTTTCGAGGGGCTCGGCCAGCAGGCGAAGATTCATGAGTTGACCGCGTTCATCGTCGGCCCCGATTGCCTGGAGCAGCGCGACAAGCTGCTCAAGGCTTTGGAGCAGGGCAGCGGTGAACTGGTGCATCCATGGCTGGGGCGCCTGCAGGTCAAGGTCGGTGAGTGCGACATGACCCAGACCCGCCAGGACGGTGGGCTGGTGACGTTCGCCCTGAAGTTCTACCCCGACCAGCCACTGCAATTCCCTTCGGCCGCGATCAATAGTCAGAAACTGCTGCTGGTCTCTGCCGACAGCTTCCTCGGTTCGGCGGTGCGGCGCTTTGAAGATGCCATGACGTTGATCAAGGCCGCGCGGATCGGTATCGCGGATCTGCGCAACAGCCTCAAGGACATCTACGGCGTGATCGAGCAGGAGCTCAAGCCGTTGATCGAGACCTATCGGCAACTCAGCGATCTGGTCAAGGCGGTGAAAGAGCTGCCCAAGGACGTGGTGGCCGAGTTCAAGGGGTTGCTGGGCGACATCCGCGAGCTAAAGAACTTTGCCCGTGACGGCTATCGCGGCGTGATTGCCAGCGTGTCGCAACAGGTGGAGGCCATTCGCAAGGCCGACGCGCCCAAACTCACCACCGGCAAGGACACCACAGCGGCGGCCCAGGCCGTGGCCGATCTGGTGCAGGACACGCTGCTGGTGCAGGCCGCGCAATGGATTGCGGCGATGCCGGTGGCGGCGCCTGTGGTCAAGTTGGGCGCCACGCCGTCGGTGGCGCAACAGGCCGTGCAACCGGTCCAGCGCCGGGACGTGCCGGTGGCCGACGATGTGCTGGCCCTGCGCGATGCGCTTAACGATGCGATCTGGCAAGCCTCCCTCAAGGCTGATCCGGAGCACTACCAGGCGATGAACAACCTGCGCCAGCAAATGGCCGCGCACTTGACGGCGGTGGCGTCGTCGGGTGTCAGGCTGATCAACCTGTCGTTCAAGCAAAGCCTGCCAGCGCTGGTGGTGGCGTATCAGCAATTTGCCGATGCCACCCGGGTGACTGAAGTGACCCAGCGTAACGGTGTAGCCCATCCTGGTTTCCTGCCGCCCAATGACCTGAAAGTCTCCGGGGAGTAAGCCATGAACGAGCTCGACTATGCTGTCTCACTTACCGTCGGCGGGCTGGATTACGGCGGCTGGAAAAGTGTGGAAATCAGTGCGGACCTGGAGCGTCAGTTCCGCACCTTCAAACTCGACATCACCTGGCAATGGCCGGGGCAGACGCAAGCGGTGCCGATCCGTCCGGGCGATGAATGCCAGGTGCGCATTGGTGCCGACCTGGTCCTCAGTGGTTATGTGTTCAAGGCACCGGTCAGCTATGACGGTCGGCAGATCAGCCTGAGCATTGAAGGCGGTTCCAAGACCCAGGATCTGGTGGACTGCGCGGCGATCAACCGTCCGACTCAATGGCGTGGGCAAACGGTGTTGAGCATCGTCCAGGCCCTGGCGTCGCAATACGGCGTGGGGGTCATCAGTGAAATCCCTGAAACCGCGCGGTTGAGCGAACACAGCATCGTGCCGGGGGAAACGGTCTTTCAATCCATCGACCGTTTGCTGACATTGTTCCGGGTGTTCTCCACCGATGACGCGCAAGGGCGCGTGCTACTGGCCAAACCCGGCAGCGGCGGACGGGCCAGTGATGTGCTGGAGCTGGGCAAGAACATTCTCTCCGGTAACGCACCGATGGACTACAGCCAGGTGTTCTCTGAATACCGGGTCATCGGCCAGCACAAGGGCAGTGATCAGCAGAGCGGGGCGGCGGTGAGTGAAGTCTCCGGCACCGCCACGGACCTGAGCTTCAAGCGCAAGCGGGTGACGGTGATCAGCGAAAGCGCGCAGTTGACCTTCGAACTGGCCCAGCAACGGGCCGACTGGGAAAGCGCCATCCGTACCGGCAAGGCCCTGACCACCACCTACCGCGTGCAGGGTTGGCGCCAGGCCAATGGCGACTTGTGGCGGCATAACACCTTGGTGCGAGTGATCGACCCGGTGCTGAGGTTCGACGGTGACATGCTGATTTCCAAAGTGACGTACTCGCTGTCGGCACAAGGCTCCGTCACCACCCTGCAAGTCGCGCCGCCGCATACCTTCGACGCCAACCCGGTACCGCCCAAAACCTGAGCCCGGAACCGATGCCTGCCCACCACAGATCCCCTGTGGGAGCGAGCTTGCTCTCAAAAGCGGTGGGTCAGCTTGCATCGATGTTGGATGTGCTGCCGCCATCGCGAGCAGGCTCGCTCCCACAGTATTTCGAGACCGCCTCCAAGTTTCTGCCTACCCGCAAATCCCTTGTGGGAGCGGGCTTGCTCGCGAAAGCGGTGGGTCAGCTTGCATCGATGTTGGATGTGCTACCGCCATCGCGAGCAAGCTCGCTCCCACAGTATTTCGAGACCGTCTCCAAGTTTCTGCCCACCGCAAATCCCTTGTGGGAGCGAGCCCGCTCGCGATGGCGGCGGCGCAGCCAATAGAGGTGTTGATCCGAACACCGCGTTCAAGTCCCCGATTCTCAAGGAAACCTCAATGAGCCTACTGACCCGCCTCCTGGCGCGCGGCACTGTCGTGCTCGCCAATTCGGCCACCAAGTTGCAGTCGCTGCAAATGCGCCTCACCGCCGGCGAAGTGAACGACGACATGGAGCACTTCGAACCCTACGGCTTCACCAGCAACCCGTTGGCCGGTGCCGAGGGCATTGCCACATTCCTGGGGGGGGACCGTTCCCATGCGGTGGTGCTGGTGGTCGCCGATCGCCGTTTTCGCCTCCAGGCCCTGGCCCCTGGCGAAGTGGCGCTCTACACCGACGAAGGCGACAAGCTCCACTTCAAGCGTGGTCGTGTCATCGACATCCAGACCGTAACCCTGAACATCCGCGCCAGCAGTGCGGTGAACATCGACAGCCCGGTCATCAACCACACCGGCAAGATCGTTTCCCAGGGCGACCAGATCGCCGGCGGCATTAGCCAGATCAAACACGTGCATGTCGGTGTACAGGCCGGCAACGGTCAGACCGGCGCGCCGGCGGGAGGTCAATGATGTTCATCAGCCAGAACCTGCACGCCGCACTGACCCGCTCGGTGCTGATCAGCCTGTTCACCTGGCGCCGCGCCGCTGACGACGATGCTGTCGATGATGAAGAACGTTTCGGCTGGTGGGGCGACACCTTTCCGACCGTTGCCGACGACCGCATCGGCTCGCGACTGTGGCTGTTGCGCCGGGTCAAGCTGACTCGCCAGACCCAGCTCGACGCCGAATTTTATGCTCGCGAAGCCTTGCAATGGCTGATCGATGACGGGCACTGCAGCGCCATCGACATCCTCAGCGAACGCCTCGACGCCCAGCGCCTGAACCTGCGCACGGTCCTGACCCTGGCTGACGGCGAGCGCCTGGACATCAACCCCGATAACAGTTGGCAGGTGACCTATGCCGTTTGAAACCCCTTCGCTGCCGGTGCTGATCAAACGCGCCCAAAGCGACCTGGCCAGCGATTCGCTGCGCCAGTCCGATGCCCAAGTGCTGGCCCGCACCCTGGGTGGCGCCGCCTATGGCCTGTATGGCTACCTGGACTGGATCGCCGAGCAGATCCTGCCGGACAAGGCCGATGAATCCACCCTTGAACGCATCGCAGCCCTGCGCCTGAACCAGGCGCGCAAAGCGGCCCAGGTGGCCAGCGGCAGTGTCAGTTTCAGCGCTACCGCCGGCGCGGTACTGGATGTCGACACGCTGTTGCAATCCGCCGATGGCCGCACATTCAAAGTGACCACCGCCCGCACTACCAGCAATGGCCTGAACAGCACCACCATCGCCGCACTGGACGCTGGCAGCCTGGGCAACGCCGACGCCGGCCTGGTGCTGACGCCAATCCAACCGATCCTCGGCATTGGCAGCAGCTTCACCGTGCTGGCGCCGGGGCTGACCGGCGGTGTTGCCCGGGAAAGCCTCGAATCGCTACGGGCCCGGGTGATCCGCTCCTACCGCATCATCCCTCACGGCGGCTCGGCCCAGGACTATGAAACCTGGGCCCTGGAGTGCCCCGGCATTACCCGCGCCTGGTGTCGCGGCAGCTACCTGGGACCCGGCACTGTCGGCTTGTTCGTCATGCGTGACGACGATTTGCAGCCGATTCCCAATGCCGAGCAATTGGAGGAGGTGCGGGCCTACATCGAGCCCTTGCGTCCGGTGACCGCCGAGTTGCACGTGCTGGCGCCAACGCAGGTGCCGGTGAGTTACAGGCTGCGCATCACCCCGGACACCAGCGCCGTGCGCGCGGCCGTCGAGGCGCAACTGCGCGACCTGCACAACCGCGAAGCCGGCCTCGGCGAAACGCTGTTGCTAAGCCATATCACTGAAGCCATCAGCAGCGCTACCGGCGAAACCGACCACAAACTCTCCGCACCCGTCGCCGATGTTGTCGCCGCCAGCAGCCAGTTGCTGACGTTCGGAGGCTGCACATGGCTGGAATAAGAACCGCCGAACAGTACCAGGCCCAACTGCGCAGCCTGCTGCCCAGCGGCCCGGCGTGGGATCCGGAGCGCGTGCCGGAACTTGAGCATGTGCTTGAAGGCATCGCCCAGGAGCTGGCCCGCCTCGACGCCCGTGCCGCCGACTTGCTCAACGAAATGGACCCGGCGGGAGTGAGTGAACTGGTGCCGGATTGGGAGCGGGTGATGAACCTGCCCGATCCGTGCCTGGGCGCCACGCCGTTGTATGACGATCGGCGTCTGGCGGTGCGTCGGCGGTTGTTGGCAGTGGGCAGCCAGGCCATTGCGTATTACGTGGAAATCGCCAAGAGCCAGGGTTACCCCAACGCAACGATCACTGAACTGAAGGCCCCGCGCATGGGCCGCGCACGATTCGGCGAGGCTCACTTTGGCACTTGGCAGGCGCAATTCATGTGGACCCTCAACACCGGCGGTCGCCTGCTGTTGGGCCGACGTTTTGGCGCCAGCTATTGGGGTGAACGTTTTGGCGTCAACCCGGGCTCGGCCCTTGAGTGTCTGATCCACCGCAGTGCGCCGGCGCATACCAAGGTTCACATCAATTATGACTAGGGAGTAAACGGATGGATTATCCGAAGAGTGTGCCCAGCGCCGGCTTGGTGAATGGGAAGTTCGTGGATGAAAACCCATTGACCGGAACGCCGGGGTCGTTGATTCCGGCAGCGTGGGGAAATGGTGTAACGCAAGAGATTGTGAATGTCATCAAGGCGGGGGATCTGACCCCAGATGAAACCCAAAACGATCAACTGCTCGAGGCGATTCAGTCAGTCACCGCCAAGGGCTGGAACCAGGATCTCGCGCTTCCGATCGCCGCTTTGCCGCTGCCAACGATTGCAACGGCAGACGCCCGTCTGGCAGTAACGCCAACGGCACTATCAACCAGCGGCGGTCGCGTCTCGACTCCGGCGGGTGTGTACATCAGCATTGGACAAGAGGTGGTAAGTGGGCGGTTGGGTCGATCCCGTACTTACGTGACGGCGGCCTGGAGCAGCACCGATTTGTTGCCCAGCGCCAGCTATTTTCTTAGAGCGCAGGTCATAGGCGGCGCGCTGACGTTCTATATGCAGCGTGGAAGCCTGTATGACCTCTCGCCGGAATCCTTGAAGGGGACTGTCAACGGAGCGTCCGGCGGCGGGTTTGCGTCCACGCCCCTGGACATGTGCCTGGCCTGGGTGATGACCGGGGCGCCGGGCTCCTTGCCGACGATTCGCACGATCTACAACTGTGCTCAATTGACCTGGACTCAAACGGTGAATGGCACGGGGGTGGTTTATCTGCCGCTGGATCCGCATGCACGTGCGGCGCGACTTGTGGCGGGCAATCCAACACCCTCTCCCAGTGCCGTGACTTCGCTGGCGTTTGTTCAGGCCGGGTGGGTTGGGGGCAACTACAGCTATCTGTCACCCGCCTTACAAAGTATCGGTAACAATGCGGTGGGCTGGAGCGGCCCATACATGTGTGTGCTGTTTTCCAATAACGTTGTCAACGACGTTACGGTTTCTACCGTCACAGCCAGCTTTGATCACTCTCAATCTCGCTCGCTTTGGCAGTGCTTTCAGGCCGAGCACACATTGGGTGCCACCAATGCCGAGAGCGACGAGCTGTTGCTGAGCATGGGAATCAAGGGGCACCAGGCATTGACCGATTACAGCGTGGGTATCGGCGTCAATTTTACCAACGCAATCAATGTTCACCTGTCCTGGGAGTTGATCCGATGAAAGTCATTCAAGAACTGCACCAGTACGAAGATGGACTTCGCCCGCCTGCACCTTCTTTCGCCCATACCTGGGAGGACGGCACCTGGGGGCTGACTGAAGAGAATGCTGCTGAGCTGTTGCGCCAGGAAGCCGAACGCTTGTGCGCCAAGGTCGATGCCGCTGCTGACAGCTCACGTCGCACGCTGGCCGGTGATCCACTACGCGCCCTGGAATACCAACAAGCCGCCCTGGAGGCGCAGGCCTTCAAGGATCAAGGCTACCCGAAAAAAGCCGTTCCACTGGCCGTTTCGGCGTGGGTTGTCAAAGGGCGCACAGCCAGGCAAGCGGCGGATCAGATTCTCGCCAAGGCTGCCGAATTCGAAGCGAACCTGCTGGCACTCCGCGAGCTGCGCCTCAAGGCCAAGACACAGATCCGCGCGCACATGGCCAAAGGCAAGGCGGATCTCGCGGCCCAAGTCGCTGATGACGTGCTTGCGGCTATCCGGGCGCTAACTCCTCAGGCTTGAGCTCCGCCTCACAGAGAGAAATAAAACATGGATTATCCAAAAAGTGTTCCCAGCGTCGGGTTGGTGAACGGCCGGTTCGTGGATGAAAACCCACTGGCGGGTACGCCTGGGTCGTTGATCCCTGCCGTATGGGGGAACAGTGTCACTCAAGAAATCCTGGGCGTGATCTCCTCGGCCGGTATGGCGCCGTCCGAGGCGGATAACGGCCAGTTGATCAAGGCACTGCAAACCATTCTCGGGCGTAGTAGTCCGATGCGCTCAGTCATCACGCGGCTCACGGCATCCAAGGTGTTGGCCGCCGATGAGTTGGGTCTGGTGTTGATCGATGCAAGTGCGGGTGCAAGCACTGTAACTCTACCCGCAACCAATGCGACGCTCGGTGTTCGCGATGTGATTGTGCGACGTGTGGATAACAGTGGTAACCGTCTGACGGTGCGCGCTTCCGGTAGCGACCGGATCCGATTTCATACCCATTTGGCGGCTAGCGGCTATCCATTCCTGGTGTTGATGGGCAGTGGCGATTGGTGGCATTTGCGCAGTGATGAAACCGGAGCTTGGTGGCCGATGAGCCGGTTTGATGCAACGGCGCTGGGACGGGTTTCTTTCGAGAGTACGCGCCAAGTCATTCCGGGTGGGTATGCAGTACTTAACGGAAACCTATTGGTGCGTAGCGATTGGCCGTGGTTGTGGGATCACGCGCAATTGTCCGGTGCGTTAGTGAGCGAAGCCAGCCGGCCGGGAAATGAAGGCACGTGGACAAGCGGTGATGGGGCGACAACGTTTCGGATGCCCGATATTCGCGGTGAGTTCTTGCGCGTGTTGGATGAGGCACGAGGGGTGGATATTGACCGTTCGGCGGGCAGCAGACAGATGTATGCCCTTGAAAGCCACAACCATTATTTGCCCACTAGCTCAGGTAGTGCCAATCGCCCTGGCCCTGCTATTGCTGATGCTTCTTGGGACGTCACCCGTGACGTCAATGCTGCGCCTGCAACAGGGATAGTCGGTACGACTTATCCCAATCCCCTGTTCTTTTCCAGTCCAGAGATAGTAGGCAATATCGGGAGTTTCAGCACTGAAACCCGTCCCAGAAATATCGCCTATCCCGCCCGAATCAAACTGATCTGAGGTGACTATGTTTATTTACCTGTTTGACGACACCGGTGTTTTATCAGGTCCGGTAGACCTTGTCGTAACCCCTGGGATGGGCATTCAAATCCCCAGTAATGGTATCCAACTTTCTTTCGAACTACCCCCGGCCCAAGAACATCACTCCTGGGTCATGGTGAACGGTGTTCCGAGAGAAATGGTGGACTGGCGCGGTTCGGTGTATCGCAAGGACAACGGCGCTCATTGGGAGTGGATCGAGTTTGGCGAGTTGCCGGATACCTGGACAGCCGAACCTTGGCCGGGTAGTTACTATGTGTGGCGAGAGAACATGTGGGTGTTTGACGAGGCGCTACAGCGGGCTGATCTCAAACTCGAAGCCTTGGCAAAACGCGATAAATTACTGCGTGCGGCCGTTCAAAGGATTGCTCCCTTCCAATACGCCGAAGACATCGGCGACGCCAGCGACCAGGAACAACTGGCGCTGATGGAGTGGAAACTCTATAGCGTTGAATTGAATCGTATCCAGCATCAGATCGGTTTTCCTACCGATATCAACTGGCCTGTCATGCCTGAGCCTGCCGCTTAAGCAACCCACGGCAAAACATCAGAATTCCCTTAATTTATCGTGCCACTGCGCATTAACGGTGAGGCTTTATATCGCCTTCATTTTGATCGCTGGTCAATCAGGAGCGAAAAATTGGATTATCCAAAAAGTGTGCCCAGCGCAGGTCTGTCGAACGGCAGGTTCGTGGATGAGGATCCCTTGGCGGGTACGCCGGGTTCCTTGATTCCCGCTAGTTGGGGCAATGGTGTGACACAGGAATTGCTCAATGTCATTCAAGCAGCGGGGATAGTGCCGTCTGAAGCCCTCTATAACCAATTGCTCACAGCCTTGCGTGGCAGCGGATTGTTTCTTACCGCACCGCTATTCGATAACAGCAGGGCCGTTGCAACGACTGAATACGTACTCCGCAGCGGGATGCAGTATGGCGGATTCGATGTTTACAACACCGGGGCGACATTGACCCTATCGGATGTTGGCGGAGTTGTCAGTTTCGCCAGTAATACACCGGTTACCGCGAGGCTGCCGGCTACAGCCGAAATCATACATGCCGCCACAGTAACAATTGTCAATGCTGGATCAGGCATCGTTACCGTTTCGACGGCATCCGCTGTTGATGTGCTATGCGCATCGAATGGTGCGCAGGGAACAATCACTATCGGTCTGGGCGAAACGGCGGAGTTCATCAAGCTCAATAACCAATGGCGTCTTATTGGCGGTACGGTGGCGTTGAAGTATTCGGCTATGTCCACTTCGTCATTGCAACCCAATGGTTGGAAGCGGACGCCTGATACAACGAGTCCGACGGGATATGTTATCGAGCAGTGGGGTGTTTCTTCCAGCGGGGCGGATGCCAATGGCGTTATCGTAACGTTTCCTATGTCTTTCCCTAACGCTGTTAGAAACATCGTAGTGACCGATGGAGGCCCCACCTGTGCGTCTTTTGGAGTCTCCACAGGCTCGCTGAGCCAGTTCAGACTTTATGGGCGGGACTACAATGGCGCCTATTCAAATTGGACTGGACTATGGCGAGCGATAGGTTATTGAAGGGGAGGTGAATATGTTGATTTATTACGCTCAATCCACGGGTGGGTTCTACAACTCTATCGATCACTCTGGCAGTCTTCCTGAAGACGCGATCAAGATCACCGATGAAGAATATCGAACCTTATTTGCCGCTCCCTTCCTGAACAAACGTATCGAGTCGGACGCCAAAGGTCGTCCGGTGCTCCTAGAACTGTCCGTTAATGAGCTCACGGTACGAATGACCAATGAGAAGAATTGGCGTGATGGATCGCTCACAGCAACCGACCGCCTCATAGCGAGGGATCGCGACGAAATGGACGACGGCGGCGGTACGACGCTGGATCAAACACAGTACACACAGCTCCAGGCTTATCGCCGGGCTCTGAGGGATTGGCCGCAGGATGAGCACTTTCCAGTCACTGAATATCGTCCGGTTGCGCCGTCCTGGCTGGCCGGACATCTTTGATCATGCACTTGCGATGACCTGAACATGGACCTTACGCAGCAGCAACTTATCAACATCATGCCCAACGCCCGCACCCAAGCGGGCGTTTTTATTTCCGCGCTGAACACCGCCATGTCCCACTATCGTATCGACACACCCAAACGCATGGCCGCGTTCCTGGCCCAGGTCGGTCATGAGTCGGGACAATTGCGTTATGTACGCGAGCTGGGCGGCGAGCAATACCTTAGCAAGTACGATACCGGAACCCTGGCCGTTCGCCTGGGCAACTCGCCCCAGGCTGACGGCGACGGGCAGAAGTATCGCGGCCGAGGGCTGATCCAGATAACCGGCCATGACAATTACCTTCGCTGCAGTCAGGGGCTGTTCGGTGATGCACGTTTGCTGGCCTTGCCTGAGCTTCTTGAGCAGCCGCAATGGGCCACCGAGTCCGCTGCCTGGTTCTGGGAGCAGAACGGCTTGAACGAACTGGCCGACCGCGATCAGTTCAACAGCATCACCCGGCGTATCAACGGCGGTTTGAACGGCTTGGAGGAGCGGCTGCAACTCTGGGCCCGGGCGAGGGCGGTGCTATGCCAACCTTCGACCTGATGCCTTTTTCGTCTCGCGCCCTGGGCATTGTGGTGTTGCTCGCGCTGCTGGCCGGCGGTTCGGCGATGCTCGCGTGGCAGTTCCAGGACTGGCGTTACGGACAGCAGTTGGCCCGACTCGCACAGTCCCAGGCCGAGACGCTTAATCAAATCACCCAAGCGGCCGCGACGCAGCAAAAGGCCGAGCAAGACAAACGCCTGGCCCTGGAACAACAACTCTCCACCAGCGAACAAACCCATTACCGAGCCTTGAACGATGCCCAACGTGACCAGGATCGCCTGCGCGATCGCCTTGCTACTGCCGATGTACGGCTGTCAGTCCTCCTCGACGCCGACGATGTTGCCACCGGTTGTGCAGTGCCTGCCGCCTCCCGCGCCAGCGGCCTGGATCATGGCGCCCCACGCGCCCGACTTGACCCGGCGCATGCTCAACGAATTATCGCCATCACCGATGCCGGTGATCGCGGACTGATTGCCTTGCAGGCCTGTCAGGCCTATATCAGAGCGCTGGGTCGGTAA